ATGACTGGGCTAATGGATCATATCCTTGGCAGACATTAGAAAGGCCGGAAAAGGTTGTCCCAACGCTCGTCCATGTGGAGCCGGTGTGAGGCCAGCCCAGTGGGTTGAAATTAGCAATCCCCTGCGTTGTAGGGAATCCTACATAAGTTGAGGTCGTTTCCTGTCCTTCTGTAGTCCGCCTTTCATCAAACATTTCAGTCTTTACACCACCCCAGGTCCTCACTGACATACTCGTATTTTCAACAGTTTTTATGAGTCCTTGAGCAGCATATGTTTGTTCAGCCATTGTAGTACAAACTCCAATGTCATTGGAAGAACTATCAATAAGTCTAAAGAGCCGTTCACCAGTTCTAAAATTTAATATGTCTGTTGCGGGTATAGCAAATGTTAGAGTGATACTGCCGACTGAATTTGTTCTAAGTTCACCACCTAGAGCACCACCAGCTGGTGTACAATATGCATTAATATCAACTTTATCAAAGAAGGCATAAACCCTTGTATTTGGTCTCATGCCATGAGTTGTAACAGTAACATCTCTAGCCCTAATGAATGGAACGATACCAACATCAACAACTCTATCACCTAAAGATCTCGTAATTGTTTCAGGTGTAAAAGAAAATCCTTCTCCTTGACGTTCTTGGTCTAAATAATGTTCATAAGTTGTAGATCTCCCTACAGGACGTGCAGACCAATATCCCGGCTGGGTCGTCCCATAACCGCCTATGCCGTAAGATCGGGCGTTGAACACCATCTTCATTTTGACACTAGAACTTTTGACCCTTGTCCCGGTGTTTATGGTTTCCCATTCATTCCAATTTGCTCCATATCCTTTTCCCATTATGCTATTAATTGTCTGACCAAGGAATTCCCACGCATCATTATTACCAGCAAAATTGACTAATACATCTGGCTTCCGGGTTATATCTATCCATTCGTCTGAGGGTGGATCCAATTTCATTACACCAAACCATTTGATAACATCAAACGGATTTACATTAACATACGTAGAACAAAGTGGTTGTGTAATAAAGGTTTCAGTGGAATATGGAAGTGTAAGAATATCGCCAGTTAATTGTATACCTGTACTTTCTGTATTTGCATATGATAATGCATAATTCCTTGTTAAAAATGGTGCTACTAATTCTTGCTTTTCAGAGTCAACAGCAATCCTATAATCCATATTTCTTACGTCACCGATATTGTGACCAGTAAACTGGTCTACAAGAATACCATTCTTAAACCTATCTAATCCAGCTGAATCTTGTACAATCATATTTTTTGCACTATCTTCAAGTAATGAAAGTGTGGTATAATATTCCAACCTTTCAACTCGGCGAACAATATCACCAATCATCTTCATAGTGTATCTTGGGTTACCAACAAACCTTACTTTAATGTCTTTTGCATTGAATGTATATGCCGGTACAGCAATATGATATAGTACCATAAGTCTTTCTTCTGAAACATTAGGTGTTTTTGGACTTTGAGAAGGAATTCCCCGTGTAAGTCCTAATACGCCAGCTGTATCCAGAGAAAGAAGATCACTTCTTAGAAGATAGGCATCAAAATCTGCTTGGACATTTGTGCTATCATCTGGTATTTGTATGTTTTCAAATGTTGTATTACCGTCGGCTCTACGGGGTCTGAAATCTAGACAATCTCTCAATTCAACTTCTTGACTGGTGGTAGGTGAAACATATGAAGGAATATCACCGTATGGGATACTATATGAATCAACAGAGCAATAACCTGTTCCCGTGTGTGAGAAGTTATCGTACACAACTTTAATTTGACCAGTAGGAGGAGTAGATCCATACTTTAATGTGATACTGCCATGGTCATAAAAACTATCGTTTTGGCCACTACTCCAAGTATAATTATTATTGACATTCGTATTACCTACATCAAGTGATGTAATGGTTCCATTTGCACCAGATGTTGCACCTAGTACAACTTCACTATTTGCAAATGTACCATAATTAGTAACATATTCGAGGGTAGAGTTTCCACTGGTCCATAAAATAACATCACCATTAGCATTAGATGTTGAACCTGTTATGATTTCACCTTGCCTGAAAGTTCCTGTAACAGTGCTAAGTGTAAGTACGGGTGGGACAGGAGTAAAAGTGGTGTTTGCTCCTGTGTATATACCTTTTAACTTATAAATGTCTGAAGCAGGAATAGTCTCTGTTGCAGTTGCACTCGTATTTGGATTTGTAATTACATGTACTTGGTTTATGTTTAGAGTTTTTGATTTTTCTTGAGCAACATTATCTTCTATAGTTGCAATAATTGTACATTCAATACTTAATGAAGCATTAGATAAGTTAAACGTTGCTTGTGTAGAGGGACTAACTGTGATTGCCCGGCCACCAGTGTCCATATATAAAACATCACCCTTATTAATAGAACCTGCTTCTTCTTCGGCAATGACATGATAGTATGTTGCCTTATTTGAGTTGGATAATGCTCCAGAACCATAAAATGCTTCAGAAGCATCAGCTGTTGTTATAGTTGCCGTACCTGAGGTAAATGCAACGTCTTTAAAGACTCTACGGAATCTATAATTTGTATCTACATTACCACTGGCATCACGGATTGTTTTGATAGTTGCATACGGTAATGGGTAAACAAGCTTATTATAGTTAGAATCAAACAATAAAGAATTGTTATCACTATTTTGCCCGGTTACAGTTTCAATGTCTGCTTTACCCGCTAGGGTGTTATTATACGGCCCAACAAACAATCCATTAACTGCGGCAAATTCATTACCTCCAGTATATGAAGCATTAAAGAGGTATCCTCTATATATATACGGGCCCGCTGCAGAACCGCTCTCATATGTAAGCTGTCTTATTCGTGCAGTACCAATTTTTGTGTTTGCATAATTTGAGGAACTAGAGCTATCAATAGGCGCTTGGTCAAAAATAACAGTTCCGTTTGCACCAGAGGTCAACCCCGTTATGGTTTCACCATTTGCAAATGCGGTTGCTGATTGAGCATTAACACTAAGAACATTATCTGAGGAACTCCAGTACATAACTTGTGCATTTGCACCGGATGTATTGCCAGTTACAAACTCACTTAATGTAAAGTTCCCCGCCTGTGGTGAAGATGTTGAACTACTGAATGTGATTCGTCTGTGGGCTGGAGCATTATGAAGGTCAACTTCTTCCATAGCAGTTATATCAAACGGTCCTTCGACACCAGTTAAGAGACAATAATTTCCATACTGAGCAAACGTATCAATGTTGTTGTAAGCTTGGGTAGTCCGAGCTTTTAGAACATCCATATATGTGGTTGCATAGGATTCTATTTCTGTACCATAGATAAAACATTTACACGGTTCAACGGCCATAGAAAGTAGTTCGGTGTTTCCTCCTATGTGGTCTTTAAAATGGACCACAGGATGTGTAACCGTATATGAACCTGATTCATCATAGGTTCTGCGGGCCATAGTTTTTCCTAATTCCGAATATTCTGAGTGTTTTACAATATCTTGAACATAACCGTCCTTAACTGTCATCAGGTTAATAAATTTAGTATCTGCGTCCCCTATATCTTTAGACGCAAGTGTGAGGGTGATTTTGAATCTATCACTACCAGGAGCAGCATAATTGTATGCACCCTGAGCAGGGTCAAGTATCGTAGAATCGTCCCCCGAATTAATTGTTTCTTCTGTTACAGTCCACCCAACCTTTTTAGTTGGTTTATCCGTATATTTACCTACAACAACATGTTGTTTGGTGTTTCGCACAAAAAAGCCATCAATGAAATATACACCAGCTTCTACACCAACAACGAATGAATTTCCTGTTGGTGTGGTTGTTGCTGTGTTAGCAAGATTTGTTAATGTTCCAAATTCTCTAATATATTCATTATTAGAAAAATTTGTATCTGATAGTAATCTTACATACAATGTGGGAGGGTCACTACCACCAGCGGCTGTGGATAATATACAAACACCATTAGCACCAGATGTTGCGCCGAAAATTTTCTTGCCTTCCAAAGTGGAAGGAACTATTGTATTCGCACCTAATGTAGGTTGTAATTTGATATAATTGACTTTATTATCAAGTGAAACGCCACCATCAATCAGAGGAGAACCATTCTCAAAAACGTGTCTACCAAACCTATTAAACTGTTCTTGTAGAATGGTTTGGAGTTGGGTTAGTTCTCTTGCTTGGACGGCTTTTCCAGGTCTGAATAATACACGATGGAAATTTTTGTCTTCATCAAAGTCATCGTAATACGGATCTACATTAAAATCTGTGTCTAGGTCTGCCATTTATTTTGTTCCACCTTTAGAATTGTATGACCAATTTAACGTCTTCTATCTGGTCAGCTGCCCTACTAATAGGACTTCTATTTTCAACATACAGAATATCACCAGAGAATTTTTGAAGCTCACCAATTGTGTGTGTTAGGACATTTGCGGTTGCAAGGGATGTGTTGCCTGTAACAGTTTCACCAGCAGCAAAGAGACCATCTTGTGATGTGACCTTAATTTGTGATGAATTGGCTTGCACGATATATGCATTTGAGGTTGTCGTTCCACCATCAACCCTTTCATCAGTAACAAACGTGCCTGACACAGCATTAAGGCCAAATGTAGTTGTTTGGTCATAGGTTGCTCCATTTGCAGCTGTACCACTAGCGAGTAATGGGTCCCTGAGTAGTCCAATCTTTCTGAAATCGTTAGAGGTTGTAAACTTACCACCCTCATCTTTGTCAAACTTACAGTTTACCATGACGTTAAACCCACCAAGTTCAGCGACAGCATCCTTACCGTGACCTGTTTTCGGTGCAATATAAGCAGTTGCTGTCACACCCGATGAACCGTTGGCACTAATAACAACGTTTGCTTGGGAATAATCTTGACCAACAGCAGTGACGGTCATAGAATATACTGTATTAGAGGTTGTGTTCATGGTTGCGATTGCTGTAGCACCCGTTCCATCACCCTGAAGCACAACTTTTGGTGCAACTGAATATGTGGTTGTTCCGTCTAACCCCGTTGAAACAGCAGATGCGAGTGTCGCCACCTTGGTCGAACCGACATAGTTGATGACCTCTTTCTGTTGGCCCAAACCCGTACCACCTGTTGTATAGAACATACTGCCATTGTATAAGTCATTCACAGCAGATGCGCCAGAAGCAAGTGTGACTGTAGTTGTGTTTCCAACAGCAGCGAGTGTGCCTGTGTGATAATTGTTATAGGTAGAACCACCAGCAGTTACGTCAACAATGTCAATAGAACCGTTGACTGCGGCTTGCTGGACACTCCACTGGTTAGAGCCATCGTTTGCTGATAGGGTCTTGACAGGGATGTATGATGCTGTGTTGTATTTTAATACGTCAGCGGCCGATACAGTATACATATATTTCCACTTGTATCCATCAGCAGTCGTTATAATGGAGGAAGAGGTACCTGACGGAGTTGAAGTAGAAAGACCACCATTGTTGTTGAACAAGCACTTATATACATGGTAATCACTTACCATCGCATAAAAGTTATTGGAAAATAATGTAGAATTGGTGTCTGAATATTCTGTATATAAAGTCCCTGAAGTCCAATTCACTCTTGGTATCACGTATGACACATCACTGGCTTCAACCTTCTTACATGATAACATGTCACGCCAATGGGCATACACGGTATTGGCAACTGCATCATTAGGTGTTGGAGGACTTGCATCATTGGTCCAAGCTTTCACACCTCCAATAAACATATACATTCTTGTAGGTGCAGCTTCACCAAAGGCTTCTTTGAATTGGTCAGCGTTATTTTGTCTGAATTTGTGTGTTACAACTGAAGGCATGGCTAAAAGGTTCTCCTGTTTATATTGTTACTATTTATACATTTTTTATCTGTGTTACAAAACATTTCTCTTGTAAATCTCACCGTCTGTTAGACCACCTTGATAGAGACCATATACATCAAGGATTGAATTGGCCCAAGCTGTACCAAGTCCAGTAACGACAAATCCTTGGTCTGGATTAACATCATCTGGATCTCTAACCATGATAAAGTCACCACTTGAAAGGTTTGCAGAGAACGCCGTCCCTGTTGCTACAAAGGCTGAATTGTCACTGAGGGACCCAGAGGCAACATATTCAATACCAGCAATAGTGTTACTTTCGTATGCACTGATAATATCGGTGTAAGCGGTTGTGATTACGTTTGCGGTACAACCAACTATTGGCCAGTAGATCATAGAGGTTTCATCTACCTGTTCCTCAACCCGGTCAAAGAAGCCAAGACCATCAGTTAGTGTTGAATAGATATTAGCTGCTTCTAAGTCTCGACTCATAAGAAGAAGGTTTGCATTGGCACTGGCACCAAACCTATACACTGGCAGTTCAGTGGTCATGCCCCACCGTCTAGGTCCATAGTTAAACATACTGGTCAAGGTCGAATACATGTTTGCTGCTTCCATATTACCACCTATGAGAGCAAGGTTCGTGTTTGAACTGGCACCAAACGAATCAACATGGGCTTCAGTAGGCATCCCCCACCTTTTTTCTACTGTGGTAAAGATACTACTTAGTGTTGAATACACATTTCCTGCTTCCATCGCATCAGATGTAAGAGAAAGGTTTGTGTTTCCACTGGCACCAAATGAATTAACTGGTGCATGGGTGGGTATACCCCACCATCTGACATCGTAACCAAGCGCAGAGGTTACGACTGAAGAAGCGTTTGCAGCAGCTAGGTTAGCACTTAAACGGGCCGTCACCGTATTTGCACCATCTCCAAATGTTGGTCCAACATATACATCGGTGTTCCATAAAGCATCAAGGAAGTCAACGTTTGTGTTTTGGGAAACACCGATGTTTAGTCTGGTGTTGGCAAGACCATTGATGATGTCTGTAATTACTAGCTGACAAACACCGATGTTTAATCTGGTGTTGGCTAAACCACCCACTTGGTCGGTGTTCGTATTTGCAATAGCACCTACATTTAGCCTGACATTTTCCACACCAGCTATTGTATCAAAATTTCTTGAGACAACATCTGTTACTCCTGTCATGTCAAGTGCTGAAAGTGCTAATTTAATTTCATATGATGTATTGATAATAGTATTTGCGGCAACTCTAGCTGATACTTGAGCAATAGCAGATTCTATAGTGAGCAGCAATTCATAAAGAGTGAATACTGATGGTGCTAAGTTAATCGTATCAACAGATTTGACCTTACTGAATAGTGCAACACCAGCTGGGTGTAGCAACTTCTTAACGATGTCTCTGAATTTGTTGATAAACTCACCGGTCTGTAACTCGTATGAAAACTCTTGGTAGTAGAGGTTGTCTTCTAAGTATTTGTCCCATGACAACCAACCCTTGGTTCCAACATATTGTCCCGATTCAGTAAAGTTCGCGCCACTCGCAGTAACGGTATACCCATTTGTAGAAGTAACCGTTTCAGCGTCTAAGAACGTTCCATCAATACTTGTTAAGAGGAATTCAAATACTTCAAATCCAGAGTCCAAGATTGTTTTGATTACCTGTTCAACAACGGCAGTGGCACCAGATGTCCCACCTGTAATTTCATATCCTTCCATGTTGTAGGTCGTATCATTACCATTGACTCTCAATTTCTTGTCTAATTGCCAACGACCATCAGAACACCTGAGTATATCTTCAGCAGGATAATAGAACTCTACGTCATCGTCATACAAGATTCTGAATAACAGTTTGTATGACTTCTCAGAGCCTCTAGCCCTGTAGAACGATTTGATGTTTTTTGCTAATAGTCTTTTGTCTGCTAGAACATTTTGTGGTATATTTGCCATCAACTCGTCGTGGAAATATACAACATATTGGTCTAGTGTCGCATCAATATCTCTGTATGAAAGTAGACTCTTGGTCGCATCAGTAACTTGACCAGATTCTTCCATCCATTCATAGTATGCTTTTACGAACGCTACTAGGTTTGGTCCGTCTTCTCTAACAAAGTCAGGAAATTGTTGTTCTATAAGGTTGGAATAATTTTTATTAACCATTTTACATCAACTACACTTCTCTATCTTCGGTTGTAGTTACTGTAGTATCATCAATTAGGAGAATTTGGTCCCTGACAGGTGTGATGTCTTTATTGACAGGTTCAGCAGAGAGTTTAATCACTCCACTATTATCTACAGCTGTAGGTAGGAAAGAATTGAGAGTGACTGTACCTGCTGCATAATC